GGAAACCGTCCACATGGGCCTCAATGAGTTCGCCCAGGAACTGTGGTTCTTCTATCCCAACAAGGACAGCTCAGAGCCGGATCGCTACACATCATTCTCCTACAGCCAGGAGCCGTACTGGACTCAGGGCCAGATCCCGCGCAGCGCCTGGTGTACGCCGGTGTGGCAGTCGAAGCCTCTCGCCACCAACGGCACGGTTCTCTACGAGCAGGAGTATGGCTCACTCGCCGATGGCGTCTCACGCAATGACGAGATTTACGCCGAGACCGGTGCCATGGAATTGTCGACCGAAGATGCCCCCGAGGGCGGGCGTGTCATGTGGATCGACCGCATCTACCAGGATGCGGGAGTGGAGGGGCCGGGGCAGACCGTGGGTGACCCGGCCTCTTTCACCCTGACCTTCAAGCTCGCCCAAGCGCCAGGTGCCCCGGAGCGCATCGTCGGGCCGATCATGCTGACCAATCCCAAGGGCTACACGACGGTTAGGATGCGGGCCCGCCAGGCGGTGGTGCGGGTTGCGCAGGCCAAGGACGTGGTGTGGAAGCTCGGCAAGCTGCGCTTGCGCATGAAGCCGGGAGGCATGCGATGATTCTTGTTGTCCCGCTTGCTCGAGAGACTTACGACCGCCGCGATGAGCAAAATTTCCGTGAGTGGTCACGGCGTAATCTCATGAACGCCCAGAACATGGCGTCGACAACTTCCGAGGCACTGCGCTTCGCCAACTTGCCGGTCTATGCCGACAACGCGGCGGCAGGCGCTGGCGGCCTCATCCAGGGACAGTTCTACCGGACAGCGGCGGGTGCGCTGATGGTCAAACTATGAAGGAGAACGATCATGGCCAAGGGTGAAGGTGGCGGCGGTAACTTTGATGCGAGACGGCGCGCAGCCAAGCCCAAGGTAGGGACCGGCTATGCCGACAGTCCTGAAGTCCTCTCGGCACTCGTCAAGCCGCGGAGCAAGCCCACTGTGGTGGTCAAGAAGAAGAAGGTCCTCGCCCCGTCGCGGGTGCAGACCGACAGCAATTCCGGTGAGCCTGCAGAGGTGGGCACCAAGATGACGACGACTCGCTACAATGTCGGCAAGCCGTCGATTGGCACGGGCTACCCCAAGCCCACCCAACCACGCAGTGCCGATTGGGGTAGGCCGGGCTTCATAGAAGCGGAGTTGCGCAGTCAGCGACCACTGGCGCGGCAAACGTCCAACAGCTCAGCCAAGAGTGACCGGCTTGCCAACGAGTTCTCCAGCATCGGCAATTACTCGCCGGGGCCTGGCCTGTATGGCCAGGGCCTTAAGCTGTTGGACTGGGTCAAGCGGCGCAAGGCTCGCACGGTGATGAAGGACCTGGACACCTAGATGAACGCGCCCGCCGACTTTCCGACACAACGAATAGTGAACAGACTTCGCTATTGGCGTCGGCACATCGAGCGGGCGATTCGTGATGCTGACCTGATGACCTATGAGGATATTGAGCGTGACGTGTGTGAAGCGCGGAAGCTCTTCTTCGACACTCCGACAGCATTTGCTGTCATCGACGTTCAGGACTATAGCAAGGGAAGGGTGTGTCACATCCTTGCAGCAGGCGGCTCCCTCAAGGGGCTGCAAGAGCTGCAAGGCATATTGACGCCCTTCTTCAAGGAAATCGGCGCGCGACGCCTCACTATGGCAGGGCGCCTAGGCTGGGAGAGGACTCTTCCAACTTGGGGCTGGGTGAAGTCGCGCGTTCTTATGGAGCTGGAGATATAACATGGGCGATATATTCGGCGGTGGTGGCGGCGGTGGCGGATCGGGTGGCGATGAGACCAACACCACAGAGAAGGCTCTTCCCTCACCGGCACAGATCGCCGCAACGCGTGAAGCCTTCAACACCGCGTCGGGGATCGCTGGCACCGCCAAGAACCTCCCCTACTTCGCGCAGATTGCATCCTCTCCTGGTTACCGTCAGGCTCTGCAGCAGACGGCTAACACCTGGAATGACTGGATGGGTCAGCCGGCGATGGACCTTTCTCAAGGCATGGCGCCGATCACGGAGGGGCCGTTTGGCTCGGTGATCGATGCCGGCCAGATCATGAATAACAAGATTGCTGGACTGCCCCCTGATGTTCAGAAGATCCTGGCGCAATGGACCGGACCCGGGGCGATCAAGCAGGGCGATGCCTACTCGCCGGCTGTCTATGACCCTTACGTGCAGCAGAAGCCACTGCTCCACCAGGGCACCGCCGCGCAGGGCGGCGTCGGCACCATTGGGGCGGGCGGCATCCCGACCACGGCACTACCGACCACGGCACTACCGACCACGGCACTACCGGGCACCGGCACGCCAGGCACGGGAACTCCCGGCACCGGTACACCGGGAACCGGCACTGGCACCGGGCAGACCATTCAGATCGGCAACAAGAAGTACAAGAAGAACAAGAGTGGCCGCTATGTCCTGGTGGGGTCGTGGAGCGGCAACACACGCGATGATGGCTTCACCCGCAATCAAAGCGGCAATATTGGCGAAGGCGGATCCGGTCAGGGCGGCCTTGCTGCCCGAGGTGGCATGGCCCGCGGAGCCGGTACTGGCAGCGGCAGCGGTTTCAACCACGGGTTATACTGACATGGGCGCACCAGCAGGCGGCGGACAAGCACAGGGCGGGACACTTCCCCAGCAGGTACAGGGCGCCTACGGCTCAGCCCTTGGCCAGTATGGCAGCATGGGCGGCACCGGTGCCAATGTCCTCAACGCGGCCGGCCAGGCCGGCCAGCAGTCGCAAGGGCTGTTCAATGAAATGGGTGGCATGAAGCCGGGCGAGATCAGCGCTGGCCAGCTCTCCAATACCAACCTGCAGCCCTACATGGACCCCTACAACCAGAACGTCATCGACCAGTCGATGAATGAATTGAATCGCCAGGAGGGCGTGCAGCAGCAGGGCATCGATGACCAGTTCGCCCAGCAGAACGCCTTCGGCGGCGACCGCATGTATCTCCAGAAGGGCGTGCTGGGCGGCAAGTTCGGCGACGTGAAGTCGAAGATGCTGGCGGACCTCTACAGTAAGAACTTCCTCAACGCCCAGCAGATGGGCCAGTACGATATCAACAACCGTCTCGCCGCGGATACCACCAACCAGGGCATCTTCGCCCAGCTCTATGGTGGCGCGGCGCAAGGGCTTGGCAACCTCGCTGCCAATGGCATGCAGACGGGCGGCAATCTCATGGGCACCGGCGCGCAGGGGCTTGGCAATCTGGCAGCATCCGGTTTCCAGATGGCCAATACGGCCAATGCCTCCCAGACCGCGGCCGCCCAAGCCGCCCAGCAGCAACAGCAGCAGGCCATCGATGCCGCCAATGCCAACTACGCGAGGCTGCTCGGCATACCGGAGAGCTACCTCGCCTCGATGCTCGGAATCTCGAGCGGGCTGGGTAACTTCGGCACCACCAAGACCAATGCGCAAGCGGACCCAGGCGCCATCAGCCAGGTCGGCGCTGGTGTTGGCATCCTCAGTCAGCTCGCAGGCATAGGGATAGGGTGACAGAATGCCGACCGCCAATTGGCTTAACCCGCAGCCCACCGGCTATCAGCCGGATCCCGCGCCGCGTGGCCTGTTCGGCTTTCTTGGCGGTGGCAACGACCTCGGTGCGGAGATCTCCGACCGTGGCGGGGTGATTGCCCAGATTCTCATGAACCTGGGTGGCAACCGCGGTGGCGCCGGCATCGCCGAGGCGACCGCCAATGCCAATGCCCGTAGCGATGCGCGCCGTGAGCGTCGCAAGGCCGAGCGCATGGTGGCGCGGGCTGCCGACAAGATCGAGGGCTCGAACCCGGAGATGGCGGCGCTGATGCGGGCCAACACCGAGTTCGGCATGCAGATGCTGGGCAAGCAGTACGAGTCGGACTGGAACAGCAAGTCCCGGATGGCCGAGCTGCAGAAGGAATACGAATTGCGGGGCCAAAACGAGCTGGCCCTGCAGCAGGCGAAGGCTGATGCCTGGAAGTCCGACCCGCTGTTTTCTGGACTTGGCGGCGGTGGGACACCTGCGGCAGCAGCCACGACACCCATCCCGGCAACACTTCCCGCAGCCACTAGCCCGATGCCCGATGCGGGCATGGCTGGCGGTATGGGTGCTGGGGGTGGCGGCGAGCCTGCTCCGAGTGTTCTACCGACTGTAACAGTTCAACAGCCTCCTCCGCAGCAGGATCCTGATCCATCAATGGCTGACCCCATGTCGGTTAAGCCGCCGTTGTTCCCGGTGAGTGACAACCCCTTTGTTGCTCAGCTTCAGGAGCGGTTCTCGCCCATCGTGGGCGCTCCGCGTATCTCGGCAGAGGCCGCTTCCGCCATATGGCAGTCCCGTACTACAGGCGGCGTTGACACAGCCACCGCCCTCAAGAACGCAGGCGATGAGTGGAAGGCCCATGTCATTCGCTACCAAGACCTGGCTATCGCTCGTCAGAACAAACAACTCGATATAACAACCGATGCGGCCAAGACGCAGGCCGCCAATGCCTACAAGGAAGGCGAGCCAGCTCGCCTTGAGGCCGCGTTCCGGCAGGGTGTGTCGCCAACCTCAGGCTCGCGTGGTCCCATGACGGTTGGCCAGAAGCTGCCTTGGGAGATGGCAGAGGGCGCCGGGCCATCGATGGACAATGCCGCTATTCTCAGGGCCAAGGGATTTGATGACCAGGCGATTGCCGACATGGCCAGCCAGGCTGATCCCAATGCGCAAGCCTTCTTGTCGGCAGAGCGGGCGGGGGGTGCCCAGCCAGCAACCACCGCAGCGCAGATCTTTGATGATCTGCGCACGGCACGCACGGCTAAAACAGTAGCCGATACGGCCGCCCAGGCTGGTGGTGGGGTGGCAGGGGCCTCCAAGGCTATGGCGGATTCCATCCGGGCGATCCCGGAAAACCAGCGCACGCCGGAAGACACGCAGGACTTAGCGATTTTGGATGCGGCTGCGGCCGTGGCCCCGGTGAAGCCGGATGTGGCCGGGCAGATGCTTGGCAATCTCAGCACCGAGCGCCGTCAGCGACTCGATATCC